GGTACTGTTGACAATGGAGCTGGTGGTGGTATTGCTAGAGTTTGTTCAATTGGCTACCAGGATGAATGGGAAAATGGCATTCAGTATTTTGTTGACAACAATAGTGGTCAAATCATCCGAGCCAATTCAATCAATAATACTGTACCAGGCATAAATGATGATATTACAAAAGGATATATAGTAGGCAGTATATTCTTTGATATGAATAATCAAAACAAGTATATCTGTACTGACAATACAGATGGAGCTGCTGTATGGGATTCATTTATTGATGAGCCACAAAACTTGCAAGAAGTAACTGATCAGGGCAATTTAACAACAAATGCAATACAGGTAGGTAATTTGGCTGGACTATATTCTGAAATATCAGGATCAACTGTGGGGACTGCTAGTGTGCCAAATGGGACTTATGCATATATGTCACAAGATGGTGTGTTTGGCATGAACAATGGAGCTGTGGAATCAGCATTGAAAAATACCAATGTAAGCACTGGAAATAATGTAGTATTAGAATTCCCTGATAAGACATCAGGCAGCTATACTATTGCAACTACTGGGGACATTCCAGCTGCACAGATTCAATCAGATTGGAATCAGTCAAATAATACTGCACTTGATTTCATTAAGAACAAGCCAACAATCACAGCTGCAACTAACTTCGGACTATTTGCTCAGACTGGCAACAGCACAACACATACTGGGACATCATTCGGCACATTGATAGATGGGGGTGTTGGATCTCTTACAGTACCAGCAAATGGATTCTCTGTAGGTGATTCATTCAGAGTTGAAATGGCTGGATTATTGAATGCTCAGAATAACAATACAATCACTATAAGATTGAAAAGCAATGCTGTTATTTTAGCTGATTCTCCAGCATTGACAATGCCATCAATTACCAATCAGGTTTGGATGCTATCGGTGAACTTCACTGTCAGATCTATTGGTGCAGCTGGTGTGGCATCTATTGTCACCATTGCGCAGCTTCACATACTTAAAGCAGCATCAGGAACACAAGAGGGATTCGCTTGGAATGTAGTGAACAATACTACATTTAATACCACTATCACAAACTTGTTAGATATACAAGCAAAATTCTCTAGCTCAAATGCAAATAATAGTATCTATTCTGACATATTTATACTCAATAAGATATATTAATTTGGAACAAAACTGCATAATTTAACATGGATCCAATTGCAATTGCAGCAGCAATCAAAAAGAATGGGATGGTAGGCTTATTGACTCTTATCCTAGTGTTAATGTTTAATTATTTTACAAGCAGACTTGATGCTGTTGAGGGCAAACTTGAAAGAGTAGAAGCAAAGCTATATGATTGCCTAGAGGATCGCATTCAAACATCAGACAATGACATGCATTCAGGTGTAAAGTATCCTGATCTGCTTGTTGGTATATTACCTAAAGAATTAAAATATGAGCCTAAAAGAAAGATGGCAGTCTAAGACTCCAAAGTTTTGGAAGAAAGTGCAGCGCATTGGTGTAGCACTTGGTGTGATTGGTGCAACTATTGTGGCTGCTCCAGTAGTATTGCCAGCATCACTTGTCACAGCAGCTGGATACATGGTTGCAGCTGGTACAGTTACAGCTACATTGTCACAACTAACTAAGGAAGATGCTAAGTGATCACGTCACACTGGCAGAATTTTGCCATTCAGATACTGCTAAGCGCAGAGGCATAGATAATACTATCACTGATCCAAAGCATTTAGCAGCTGCAAAGCTCCTATGTGAGAATGTATTCGAGCCTCTCAGATTGCACTTTGGTGTGCCTATTCATATCAGCTCAGGCTACAGAAGTGGTGCCTTGAATCGTGCTGTGAAGGGCAGTGCCAGCTCGCAGCATTGCAAGGGTGAGGCTTGTGATCTTGATGCTGACAGATATGGCAAGATAACAAACGCACAAATCTTTGAATATATCAAGGAAAATATTACCTTTGATCAGATGATATGGGAGTTTGGTAATGACTCACAGCCTGATTGGGTACATGTCAGCTACAAAGCAAAAGGAAATAGAGGTCAAATACTAAAGGCCAAAAAGATAAACGGTTCTACCGTATACCTAGCTTTTTCGTAAAGCCATCAAATGTGGTAATTTAGGTGAGAGTAGTCAGCAATGGCTACTCTTTTTTGTGGCCCAATAAAAAAAATGTGAAAAAAATATGATAACTATTTGCATATATAGAAAAGATAGCTATCTTTGACCATATCAATACCACAAAAGATGAAAGAAAAAATAGAACAAATTGACAAGTTAATGCTTTTACTCACTGAGATGAGAAAGCAAATCCAAGAGCTTCAGGATAAACAAGCAGCTGAAGAGAAACTTTACACATGGTCCATAGATTTTATATCTCATAAAGAATATGAAGATTATCTAGTGAAGCACAATAATATCTCAGATCAAATAAATATGCTTCTCAAGACATATGCACTTATCTCAAATGAGATGTCAAAAGTTTGTTTAAATCTAATATAATCAAGATGAAAAAAGTACAGCAAAAAGAGAATGAGTTTGTATCATTCAGATCACCAGTCAACAGAATGATTAAATGGTGGAAGTCAAAAGAATCAGATGATGTGAAAAGTGCATCATTCAATGTAAAGTTATATGAACAATTTTTAAAAGCAAGAGCATGAAAACAGCAGCGGTATTATTTGTCATGTCAGCCACAACAGTATTGTTTTGGTGGGGTGTATGGCATTGGTTTGAATGGGTAGGTGTTTATATAGCATTATCCTGGACAGCAATCATGTTGATTATTTACAAGATAAAAGCAAAGAGAAATGAAGACCTGGAAGATCACATATAAATTCAAGCTGAACAGCAAATCTAAATGGCAAGATGCGTATAGAGTGCTGCAAGCTAACAGCAGAGAAGATGCAATCAAGAAGGCTGACATGTGGCCGCCATTAATTAAAGCAGTGCAAGAGCTATGAACACATCAATGATAATGGATCTAGCTGAGAAGCATGGACTCAAAGTAAGAAACAGAAAGCGAGAGCTGGTATATAAGAGATACTATCTTTGGTCAGAGCTTAGAAGATGGCACAGCCTTGATGCCATTGGCAAGATGTTTGGAATGGATCACTGCTCAGTGCTGCATGGACTCAAGCAACACAATATTTGGATGAGGGCCAAAGACTATGAATATCTAAAGACAATCAATGAGCTGCACAAGGAAGTACATGAAGATTATCTGATACAAATGGAGGAGGACAAAGTATGGATGTATGTTGAGCATATATCAGGCAACATGATTACATTGACGCTGAAGCTAAATACAGACGATTCTAGCCACTTTCTTGACAAGAGTGGATACATTACTAGGGAGGACTTAAAAGAATTGCTATGAGGAACAAATTAAGACGAATGTCAGCTATTGTATATTGCCTTCAGCAAAGGCCGTACACAATTGCAAGACTGCATACCAGGATAAATCATATCCTATCCGATAATTACAGCCAGTCATCCATTGAGAAAGATATCTTCATGCTCAGAGAAGAGTTTGATTGTCCAATAGAAAAATGTCCAGCTGGACTGGTCATCCTAGAGGACTATGACTTCATTGCTAAGCTCACAGAATGGGTGCAGCTGTATGAATAAGAGGTGTGCACATTGCACACTTGCACAGTGCACACTAGATATTTTGTAAAAAATTACCAAAGAAAAAAAGTGAAAAAACAAAAAAGGTGTGAAAAGTGTGCACTTTGCTCTGTATACCTTATAAACACTGAGAAAATGGTGTGAAATTAGGTGTGAAATTAGGTGTGCACATTGCACACCTTGCACAGTAAGAAATTAATAAATTTAAATTTTATGGTGTTATCTTATTTTTTATATATTTGCAATATCCTATGCCGAGGATTAGAAAGAAAATTATTGAAAGCTCTTTCGGTTAGTAGTGCGGCATCACGAAAACTGGAAGGGCTTTTGTATTTTGTATCATGACTAAATCATATCTAAGAAAATTAGCCTCACTGGGTTATTCAATAATACCAGTGGACCAAGATAAAAGGCCAATAGGATCATGGAAGATAAATCAAACGAAGGCAAGATCAGCTGATGAGGTTGAACAATTGGATTCACCATTGTATGGATTAGTTGCTGGTGTTAATGATGTGGAATGCATTGATGTTGATCTCAAGGTCATTGTCGGACTGCAAGAGCAAAAAGAATGGTGGAAAGAATATCTATCTTTTATCAATGACAATATTGAGGACTTCGCTGATAAGGTGGTAATTGCCAAGACAAAGAATGCTGGATATCATATTCTGTACAAGTGTAAATTTCCAGCTGGCAATACAAAGATAGCTACATTGAAAGGAAAGAAAGAGGCTATTATTGAATCAAGAGGCACTGGAGGAATGGTGGTGCTATATGATAATTTTTTGTATTCTAAAAGCTATCATGAGATTGACTATATCAGTGAACAAGAAAGGGATATTATTTGGTCCATATCAAAGACATTTAATCATATTGATAATGTCAAGATTGATGCCCCCAAGAAAAGTGAATACAAGGCTACATCAGAGAATGATATCACACCTTGGGTTGATTATAATCTGAGACATTCAGCAATGGACCTGATCAGTGATGAGTTTACAATTGTAAGGAATACATCCACAAACTACATCATCAAGAGACATGGTGCCACATCACCACATTCAGGATATGTCTACAAGGATAGTGGATGCATGTATCTATTCAGCACTGGCACATTGTATCCTAATGAGCAGCTTCTGTCACCATTTGCAATCTATGCCTATAAGTATCACAATGGTGATATGACTAAGGCAGCATCTGATATCTATTCTCAAGGATATGGTACTAGGAAGATTCCTAAAGTAGACTTTAAGAATGAGGTGCCTGAAGTACAGATTGATAGAATACAATTCCCTCTTGACATCTTTCCTCATGAGATCCAGCAGTACATCATTGAGTCAGCCAATACATTAGGTTTGTCAATTGATTATATGGGATCAGCTTTCATATGGATGGCATCAGTTATCATTGGTAATTCTGCTAGGATTGAAGTTAAGCCAGGATGGCAAGAGATTGCAACAGTATGGATTGCAATAGTTGGTAAACCAGGTATAGGAAAAACACCATCTATCAATCAGATGATATTCCCACTGAGAGAGGTAAATGTCAGAGAGCAGAAAGAATATGTTAAGCAATATGCCAAATGGAGAGAATATGAAGCACTGGATAAGAAAGAAAAACAATATGCTGAAGAGATAACAAAGCCAGTTAGTAAGCAGTTTCTTGTTGGTGATATTACTCTTGAAGCTCTTGTGGATCTACATGAGCAGAATCCAAATGCTGTAGGAATATTCAAGGATGAACTAGCTGGATGGTTTAAGGACATGAATAAGTACAGACAAGGATCTGATCTTGAGTTTTGGCTATCATCATGGTCAGGCACCAGCATATCTCTCAATCGTAAAACATCCAAGAGTGCATTTGTTGACAAGCCATTCATTCCAGTGCTAGGCGGTATACAGCCATCAGTATTTGAGGACTTCACCACTGGTGACAATAAAGAGAATGGTTTTGTGGATAGGATTCTAATAAGTTATCCTGAGCTAAATGTAAATCACTATAATAACAAGCATATTGAAGAGGATATCATTGAATGGTACAGATCATTTGTCATCAACTTTAGAGATTCTATACAGCGCAATCTGTTAAAATTTAACGACAAAGGTGAGATTGAATCAACAGTATCTAAATTTGAAAGCAAGGCAGTAGCTGAATGGATACGTATCCATGATCAGATTACTGATATTCAGAATTCAGATGATGAGAATGAGTACATGAAATCAATGTTGCCTAAACAAAAGAGCTACATTCCTAGATTTGCACTGATCATCAACACAATTTGGTCAGCATTTGATGACTCAATCAAGATGGGGATAGTAAAAACTGATAGTCTATTGAGAGCTGAAAAGCTATCTAATTATTTTATCAACATGAGTAAGTTAGTAAAAAGAGATGTAAAAGAAAAAAACAATCTTAAGCAGATAGCAAGATCAGCTGGATCAGATACTCATGATCAATTCATGGCCATGTATAAAGCAAATCCAAATATTAACAGAACAACAGCATCTGAGATCCTTGAAGTATCTAGGAGGACAATTCAGAACTGGGTTAAAAAACTAGAGAAAGAATGAAACAGACAGCAGTAGAATGGTTGGTTGAGCAAATGGAAAAACAATGTGTTAATGTATTAACAGATGAAGAAATTGACAAAGCCAAAGAAATGGAGAAAAGTCAGAATAAATATTTTTATGATCATGGATTTTATACTGGCAGATGTACTGATATTAATAAACATGAATCATTTGAATATTTTTTTAATTCTTATAAATCAAAACAATGAAACAAACAGCAATCATCATGATTCTAGCATGGTCTGCAATCTTTGCCTTATTCATCAGCAAATTGTCAGAGCAGAAGAGAGTAGTACCAGCTGAAGAGCACAAATTTACATTTGTAAACGCAAAAGACTGGGCAAGGGATACAACTTTAGCACCAGGTAAAACATTAACACTAGATAGAATATATGAACAAGGAAAATAAACAAAGACTTATTGATCTTGAGACAGCACATCTCAAAGAGAAATATCCCTCAATGCCTGAATTCGCACTGGCTAAAACTAAGTGGGCCGACTCATCAGCCAATGCTCTCACTAAATCAGTGGTGTCATTCATCAACTTATCAGGCTATCAAGCTGAAAGAATCAATACTACTGGAATGTGGAGGCAAGGAGCCAAGCTAAAGGTAGGTGAGGGAACAAGACAGATGCCGGGCAAGTGGACCAAAGGAACTGGCACAAATGGATCTGCTGACATATCAGCCACAATCAACGGGAGATCAGTGAAGATAGAGATTAAGTATGGCAAGGATAGACAGTCTGAAGCACAGATAAGATATCAAGAAATGATAGAGAAAGCTGGAGGAACATATCTAATTATTAAGTCATTTGATGATTTTATTCAATGGTTTGATTTGTTTATCTCAAAATAATAATTATATTTGTTAAAATTTAATACCACAAATTATGGCAACAGTTAAAGAAAAGGAGAGTGCAGCTCCAGTACCTATGTACAAAAAACTGCATAACGCAAAGCTGGCAATCGGCAAGGTCCACAAGAATGCTCAGTCACATCATTCAAGATACGCAGATCTCAATGCTGTACTAGATGCATGTGAGAATATCTTGATGGAAAATGGACTGATCATCATGCAGCCTATCATTGACCAAATGGTCTACACTAAGATTATAGATGTTGACACTGGTGAACATGTAGAATCAATGATGAAACTGCCTGACTTACAGAATCCCCAGCAGCTAGGTAGTGCCATTTCTTACTATCGGAGGTACACATTGACCAGCATCCTATCATTGGCCGCAACAGATGATGATGGTAAGGCAGCATCTAAGGCAACTGAAGATCCAAAGCCAGCAGCTAAGACATCACTTACAGATGAGGCATTTGGTAGGGCACTGGCCAAGATTGCAAGAGGTGAGTATACAGCTGAGGAATTGAGAACAAACTATTTATTAACTAAAGATCAGGAGGCAAAACTATGAGACCAATGGCAATACAACAGATGCTAGAATTCCTTCATAGTGATGAATGGATTTTAATTAGTGACGATCTCAGATCAGAATGGATAAAAAACTTTTATCAGAAAGCTAAGCTAGAGATAATGACAGCCTACATTGATGGTAAGTACAAGTCAGAAGGCTATGAGAATTCAGAAGATTACATCAAACAAAACTTTGAGATATGAAATGGCATCCATCAAGCATAGGGAAGATCATGACAAACGCTAGAAGCAAGTCAGAAGTCCTATCAGAAACAGCAAAGAGCTACATTAAGTCAATTGCAAAGCAAGACTTCTACGGCTACAATATAGAGCTCAATAACAAGTACATCATCAAGGGCATTGAACAAGAGCAAGACAGTATTGATCTAGTCAATGCAGTGAGATTCACTGACTACAAAAAGAACAAGGTTAGACTAGAGACTGAACTGATGACTGGTGAGTGCGACATCCTACTGGATGATGCTATCATTGACATCAAGACATCATGGTCACTTGAGACGTGGCCAGCAACAGCAGAGGATGGTGATGAGTCACTTT